CGATTTCATATTGAATTTGAAAATCGACAGCCTGAACATATTCTGCAAATGGCTGAGGTTGCGAGTTTGTATTTAACTCGAACACTCGAAGCCCACGACGTTGACGTAAAGTTTGGTATCGGTGTTAAAGAGGCTTTAACCTACGGCGCTGCTATCATCAAGTTGTTGTATGGCCATTCTGGCGTTACAGCCCGCCTTGTTCCGATCTGGAATTTTGGTGTTTATCGAGAAAGTGTAAATGAATTATCCGCGCAAGAAGTGGTTTCTGAACGGATTTATATCACGAAAGAGGAATTTTGGCGTAGGATTTCTCACCTTCCAAACGCTGCTGATATGTTCAAGCGTGCGGTTCAATTTGCAAAAACTCGAAATGACACGCCAGAAGTTGAAAGCAATTTTGTTCAAGTTGTTCTTGGCGGTCAAGCGCCGCTGGTGACTACTAGTGCTACTAATGAAACGGGCGGCACAGTCGATACAGTTCTTAATAATTCTCTTTCCTACATGGCTCCGCAGCAAATTGCAGAGCTATTAGAGTTCTATGAGATAACTGTCCTTGACGATGAGACAGGCGACTATACGACCATTCAAATGGTTATGCCTGATATCATTATTACTCCCCGCGGAAAAAAGCATAACCTTTTTATTGAGCGAGAACTCCCGTATGTGAAGATTCAGCCTTCACCTATTGAGGGTTATTTCTTTGGAAATTCTGAAATTTCCGGACTTCTCAAGCTACAAAGCTTGCTAAAGGAGAGATTAGAAGACATTCGGAAGCTCATGGGGCTACAATACGACCGACTTTTAGCTTTCACAGGTTTTTCATCTTTAACAGATGAGACTTACGATCAATTTCGGGAAGCAGGTTGGATTACTAACGATACGCCTGGGGCAAAAGTTGAGGATTTAACCCCAAAATTGCCGCCTGAAGCCTTTGCAGATGTTAAAGAAATTCTGATGATGATGGACGACGTGTCAGGATTTCATAATATTCTGTCAGGCCAAGGAGAATCTGGTGTCCGTTCCGCAACACATGCGCAAAGTCTAATGCGAACTGCTTCGCCGCGGCTTCGTGATCAAGCAATGCTGACTGAGCGGCAATGCTCTGAGATGGGAAATAAGGCTTTTTCTCTTCTTCGAGCGAAAGAAGCAACTTCACATTGGGTCGATGACGGATCTAATGATGCGAAGCAGTTTCTTTTAAGCGCAATTCCAGAAGATTTTCGCGTTGTTGTTGATTCTCATTCGTCTTCTCCTGTCTACGAAGAAGATTTGAATCAGAAAGTCGCTTTTTTACTTAAAGCTGGTATTATTGACGGCGAATCTGCATTGGATTTGATGAATGTCCCAATGCGTGATTTGCTGAAGTCTCGGTATAAAACACTTCAGCGGGCCAGAGCTAAAGCGGAAGCCGAGCGGCCTTTAACGGCTAAGAGGAAATAATTGAGTGCCCTTACGCATTACTTATTTCCATGATGTATTGCGAATGCTTAGGGGCCAGATTAGGTCTCCGGTCTTTCCGGGGGCGGTATCGAGGAACCCCCTAAGACTGAATCTGGCACCGTCTGCCAGAATTTTACTTGATGGAGGCTACTATGCGTGGTCGTCGCAAGGCCGTCCGTAAGGGCCGGAAGTAAGATGATTGGACAGTCCTCCTCACCTGATCAGGGTCCAGCTGTCGGCGCTGGCACCCAGCCGGGTCAACCGCCTTTTGGTTCCTCCCCGGTTCAGTTGCCTACCCCAGACCGCGGTCTGCAGGCTCAGGCACTGACTCAGGTGAGTTGGGCTGTCCGCATCTTGGAAAGGGCGCTCCCAGTTTTGGGGGCGACCTCTCCTCTTGGACGAGACATGATGGTTGCAATCCGGGCGTTGGCTAAACATATCCAGACCGGTGAAATGGGCTCTGGAAATGAGGCTTCGACATTGCAAAACATGATGATGTCTGCAAAGTCAGGGCAGCCGCAAGAGCAATTGTTAAAAGCATTAATGCAGCAAGGTCAGGCTGGCGGGCAGCCGGCGAGTCCCCCACAAGGAGTGATGTGATGTCTGTGAACGTGTTTAAGGAGCCTCGGAGCAATCTTCCGAAGGATGATCCGAAGGTTGTTCGAGTTGCGTTTGATCAGGTTGAGATGGGAGCCCAGAAGGGTTTTATCTCGAAGATCCCGATGAAGAATGACAATACCATTCGGCATATCGGGAGCTGAACATGGGTTTGCTTGAAGTTGAAGAGGCGGATTACAATAATGCTTCCGCCGCTAAGCAGCTGCTTGACAAGCTTTCGAATAATCCGAAGACTCGAAAGCAGCTGCTTCAACTTCTGAAGACGAATGATCCGGAAACTCCGATCCCTGAACTTGATATTGCTGAGCCGCTGCAAACGGATTTGCAGCAATTCAAGTCAGAGGTCGGAAATTCCCTTCAGGAGTTAAAGGAGCTTTTCGAGAGTGATTCTCGAAAGCGTTCGATCGAGGATACGATCAACAGCGAACGCCGTAAGCTTCGGAAGGCAGGTTGGGACGATGAAGGCATCAGTAAGGTTGAAGATTTGATGCAGAAGCGGGGCCTGACTGACTACGAAGCTGCGGCTGCGTTGGTTGAAAAGCAGATGCCTCGACCTGATCCAATGGAACCTGGCGATGTTCTGGATAGGGGGTGGAATATTACTACTCCTGATGACACGAGCACCGATCATCAGCTGTTGTTGAAGGATCCGATTGCTTTTCAGAGGGCCGAAATTCAGCGGTTCTTGAAGGAAAAGCGAGCGGCTAGGTAATGGAGTAAGTTCTTAGTTAGAATTTTACTCCATAATCTTGTTCATGTTTAGGCGATCCTGTGGATCGCTGTTGATCTTACAGGAGGTATGAGTGCCGATTCCGAGTCAGGGAGCCGTTCCTAGCGGCGCAATTTACAACGAACTTACCGCGCTGACGCGGCGAGCTTTTATGCCCAGGGTCACGGTGCAGATTTACAATGCGACCCCGACCCTTATGATGCTGATGGGCGGCGCGCAGCGCAGCGCAGGCGGTGTGAATCAGATCACCGTTCCGGTGCAGGGCGCTTCGATGGTGGCTGGAGCTTGGACGAGCTATTCCGGCACCTTTAACAAGCCGCAGATTATGCCGGGCGTTAGCAACGCGCAGTTCAGCACGAGTTACTTCGTTGTTCCTGTTCCGCTGGTCATGGGTGAAGCACTGCTTCAGTCGACTGAGGCGGTGGTTCCGATCCTTGATGTTCGGATGAACGACGTTCGAGCTGTTTCAGTGCAGCAGATGGCGTCGGCACTGTTCACAAATAACAGTGCCAATTCCTTGATGCCGCAGGGCTTCGTTGAAGCTTATGATAACGGCTCGAACGTCGTTAACTACGGCGGTATTTCTCGAACGGCAGCAGGTAATTCCTTCTGGCAGGGTAATTACTTTGCGAGTGCTGGTGCCGTTCTGACACGTGAAGACATGGCGCGGTATCTGCTTCGTGTTACTGACCTGGCCGGCGGCGAATCGCCTGATTTTGTCGTGATGAGTCCGCCGGATTTTGCCGCGCTGGTTAAGGAATTTGTCGGTGTTGAGCAGATCAACATTGTTCCGAACAGCCGCGATACTCGGGATATGACGATTCGCTCAGCATTTCCGAATGTGAGCATTTCGGGTGTTCCGTTCTTCATGGATCACTGGTGCCCTAAGGGCACTGCTTACTTCGTTAACACGAAGTATACGTCGATGTATCTGTCTGAAGATGCGCCGTTCCTGTTCTCAGGTTTCTATTCGGCGATTCCGCTTCTGCAGATTGCCCAGATTGGTGTGATGATTGTCGGTTATAACGTCGTGACCACGAAGCCGAGTTCTGGTGCGGTCGTTACCGGTATTACGGGAGGTGCATGGTAATGAGTGTTATTGGTATCGGCGGGCCTGGGATTCCGCTTCCCTATCCGGCTCTAAATTACGGTTACTCGCCTGTTGGTGGTGCGAACCGTATTAATCTTCCGGCTGGTGGCACGTTCTTGATTCCGGCTGGCACTTGGCAGATTTCGCCGGGCATTTACACGTTCATTCAAACGCTGGATCCTGTTTCTGGTGTATGGGTTGATTTTGCGCGAAATGCCCTTTACACTCCTGTCGCGGTTAACTCCGACGGCACGAATTGGCGGCTTGCGAATCTGACCGGTTGCGTTATTGGTGCGATCATGACCAATAACGGCACTGGATATTCCGATTCGAGTCCGCCGGCGGTCACTGTGTCTGCTGGTAGTTCGACTTGGACTGCTGTTGTCGGCGGCGCTGTTTCGGCAGCTCCGACCATTACGTCGGGCGGTGCGAATTACACGCGGGTTCCGCTGGTAACGTTCTCCGCCCCGCCTGTTGGTGGTGTGCAGGCGACTGGTTATGCGACGCTGACGGCTGGGGCTGTTTCTGCTATCACGATGGTTAATCCGGGCGCGGGCTACATTTCAGCCCCGACGATTACTAT